TGTGGAGCCAAAAGAAACTTACCATCAGGAGCAAAGTTCTCAGGGTGGTTTCGTCTTTCGGCCTGCTCGATACTTTCGCATGTGGCTTCGAACTCTCTCTCGTCCAACGCCTGCTCAAAAAACTCACGCATAAAAGCCATAGCTCTTACACGAAGCTCTGCTCCGAAGTATCCTTCTTTGATACCTTCCGCTATGTATTTCATGACCCTTTCGTTACGGCCATTACCCATACCAGTAGGTATCTTTAATGTGTTTGGAAAGCTATCTCGCACATATTTAGCTGTGCGATCCCACTCTCCAAGTAGATCCTCTTCACTTATTGGTATAACACCAGTGAGGTCGAGGTTACTAAAATGAAAATCACCTTCATCTTTTTGGAGTGACGGAACCCAATCTCTCCACGGAGACATGTCTGAGTAATCTATCTCAGGTGCAAGCCATGTGTAGTTTTTTGATGGGGGTAAGAGTGCGTAGCTACCGTCGCCTCTAAAATCTAGTCCGTTTATCTGAGGCCAATCTGTTCCTCGACTGTTTACACCTGCCCTTGGGCCTCGTCTTTTGCCGTCCCTGGGATGTTCGAAGTAGAGATGTAATCCTCGCTTCGTCTTGACCTTTACGGGGGTAAACATTTCCGCATCTTCTGCGGCCTTGACTGATTCATCATTGTCGCAATCTACGACTACAACCCCACTGAGTTCACCTGTTACCAGTGCAATCCCGTAGTCGGGCCACTGCGTCCACCATCTTTCAACCTCTTCCTCAGTAGGTTGTCTTGTTTGAAATTCTTGCCACTTTATCGCGGGTCTTTTGGTGCTTGGTCGTATAGGGATGATTGACCATCCACGATCCAAATACTCAAGAGCCATATCCTTCGTTGTCTCGCTCACTCGTTGTCTCCGTTAGTTCAAAGTAATTATCAATTTTAATGTCAGGGTTAGCGGAGAGTAACTTTTCGAGGACAGGACTGCCGATATAGTTGCGTTTAATCCATCCGTATGGAGCAGTTCTTACAACGCCTGCGGTCGCCGCAGCCTTGGTTGCACCTCCAACGTCTTGTACTAAACGACTTATATTCAGCCTACATTCCACGGGTGTCTCCTTTTTTTCACTTGCCATTAGTATTGTATTGTGTATCATACACTGCATGGTGTTGTAAAGACACCTATTGAGAAAGGCCAGACATTGTTGGTGGCCTGAGATAAAGGAGAAACGATGAAAACAAAAACCGACGACACCGCGTGGTCGGGTTATGACCCGACGCAAGGGCCGCCGATCTTAAAGGCGGTGGACGATGAGGTAAAGAGTACATCTACCTCTGACTCCCAAACCAAACTAACTGAGGCAGAACTAAGGCGAAACGATAGGTTAGATGATCTCGCTGAACGATGCCACGAACTCAACCAGACCAAAGCTGAGATCGACGAAGAACTAGCCATGATCGAAGGTGAGATAGCTCACTACTTCCCAGAGGAAGAGGGTGAACTATACAAGCACACCAAGGGATATGGCGTCACCGTTACCAGAAGCGAGAGGTGGGCATGGGATAAGGAAGAGCTTGAGAAGTATTTCGGCCAAACCGAACTCCCTGACTATGTGAACAGAGCCTTATCTGTGGATAAGAGGAAGTTCAAACGCCTACCAGCAGACGAGCAAGCAAAGATAAAGTCTTTCCTTACCCGTCACCTCAACTCACCGAAAGTAAAGGTGGTGAAAAATGTTTAAAGTCATGTCAACAGCAGACCTTCAGCAATCAGGGCCAACAAAAGTATTGCTATATGCCCACCATGGATGGGGCAAAACCTACCAATGCAGACATTACCAGAAGAGATATGGTAAAGGTCTGATCCTCAGCGGAGAGGCAGGGTTAAAGTCAGTAGAAGATGTAGGTATTGACTACCTTCCTTTCTCTTCATGGGATGGAGATCACGATCCAGACCAAGGCTTATATAGTTTCAGAGGCATCGTTAAGATGATGATGAGCGAAGAGTTTAAAGCCATGGGTTATAGCTGGATCGCACTCGACTCCCTAACAGAACTTTCTGAACGACTACTTGAGCAACTTGAGAAAGAGCAAGAGAAAGGAAATGGAAACAACTCTTGGGCTCTTTGGGGAGATTATTCTCGCCACCTCTTGGGGGCTCTCAAGTGGTTCAGAGATTTGCCAGTGCATGTCTATGTTTCTTGTCTTGCTAAAGAAGAGAAAGATGCAAACGACGTAACTCAATACTGGCCATTGGTGAAAGGAAATGCTGTAGCCAAGCATGTTCCTGCGATTTTCGATCACGTTATGTGCGGTGTCCGAACAACAGAGAAGACTGATGGTGGGCATCCTAAAGTGCGTCGATACATTGTAACTGACGAAGTGTCTGGTTGGCACGGTAAGGCTAGAGACCCTCGTAATGTCCTCAAACCTTTTGAGGAGTGCGATAACGTAACCGATCTTTTAGCGAAGATGGCTAAAGGCTCTACTCAGAAAGGAGAGAAAGATGAGTAATTGGAGTGGATTCGGAGACTTGGACTTATCGAGTGTTGAACTCGGTGAGATGACAGCAAGGACTCCTGTCTTGGACGTAGGTAAATATACAGCTACCTGCAAAGAGGCGAAAGTAGAAACAATCGAAGGCACTAATAATAAAAAGTTAGTCCTTTTGTTTGTTGATGATGGTGGGGCAGGGCAGATTAGAGCCAACTTAAACATTGCTCACACCAGTTCTGAGGCACAACAGATTGCAAGACGACAACTGAAATCGTTTTTGGTTGCAGCGGGACACAGTAATCCTGACCAGCCTGGTGACGTTGAGTCTATGCAAGGTCTACAGTGCGAGATCGTCGTGGGACTAGCGAAGCCGTGGAAAAATAGAGACGGTGAGATGGTCAAGGACATGAAAGAGGTGAAGTATTTTAACCCTCTTGCCAATGGTAGTGGTGAGAAATCCAATACCTTGGACGACGACATTCCCTTCTAAACGTATAAAGGGGGAGGGAACTCCCCCTTTTTTTTATGGATAATGATGTGAGCAAAGAAAAAGCACTCGACTTATTAAACAAGATAGATGGTGGATACGATGCGGAAAGAAGAGAAAAGGCTCGCCAGTATATCGGTGCTTCTATCGTTGGTAATCCTTGTGATGCTCTCCTTGCTTACAGCTTGAGGGGTTTTCCTAATGACGAACCTAATCCAAGACTTAAAAGAATTTTTAATTTAGGTCACATTCTCGAAGACGAGATTGTTAAAGACTTAAAAAAGAAAGCTGGCGTACAAGTATGGGAAGTTGATGGTCTTACAGGAAGACAGCACACATATGAAGAGTTAGGTGGCCACGTCGTTTGCCACACAGATGGACTTATAGAACTAGAGCAAGACGACCCAATGATCTTGGAGATTAAATCCATGAACGATGCGTCGTTTAAGAAGTTCCAGAAAAGCGGCGTAAAGATTTCACATCCACAATACTATGCACAATGCACCATGATGATGGGCATGTCTGGTATGCAACAAACTTTATTTATAGCTATGAATAAAAACAACTGTGACTATCATGCACAGATTGTGGACTATGATGAGTTTGAGTGGGCATATTTAAAAGAAAGAATTGAGCGAGCAATAAACAACAGAGCGGGTAAAATCAGTACAGATGGCACTGATTGGCGATGCAAAGGGTGTTTTAAAAACAGTATATGTTGGCAGGGCGAAAAGGTTAAACCTCAATGTAATTTTTGCGAACACGCCAGACCAGACCAGAATGGTGGGTGGTGGTGTATTAAACATGACAGTAAGGCTGAAGAAGTCTGTGACGATTACCTTGTCTACAAACCAATAGATAAGGAATAAACATGGATAAACAGGCAAAACTAAATGATTTCTCTATGCTGAACCAGCAGTATTCAGAGATTGTCTTGGAGATAGAACAGTTTCAGAATGAAATAATATCCATCTCTGAGAGGATACAAACCCTAGAGGCTACTCCTAATCACCTAATAGATAAGACATCTAAAGAGTTTAAGGATCAAGTGACTAAAGCTAGGGATAAACGAAAAAGAATAAGAGAAACAATAGCCGAACTAAATCACACTGCGAGATTAAAACTAGCAGAGATTAAGGCTGTAGAAATGGAGTTCTGCAATGCAACGTGATGAGATTTTAAAGTTAAGTTCAGAATTAATTAACGGGCAGAGAGCAAAAGATTATGGAGATACAAGAGTCAATCATCAGAGAATTGCTGATGGGTGGAATGTTATTATTGATTCTGCTCACGAGCATGGAGATAAAATAGAACCATCTCATGTTGCACTTATGATGGCATGGGTAAAAATATCTAGGCTTTGTAACACACTAGATCACGAAGACTCTTGGGTAGACCTAGCATCATATGCGGCTCTCGGAGGAGAAATGAGTGAAGACGATCCACCTACTAAGCGATGAGGATTACGTTTTATACCACGCTCTCAAGACGGATTGGGTTTTAAGAGAGAGAAAGTATCGTCGAGACCCAACTGTATTCAACGAAAAAAAAACAGCTAAGTCCTACCGAAGACTAAAATCATACATGACTGCTAAAGATATATTGCCAAGTCCAGACTTATTCTTCTAGCACTCTGGATGCAATAAAGGTAATGGCTCGTCGAACTGATTGATACATTCCCAATCAACGTCAAAGTTAATTTCTATCTGATGTTCTGGTGGCGCATGCGGTGCGGATACACAGCCAGCAAGCAAGACGACACACATTATTTTGAAGATGTTTACCATTTGATAGATGTTCTCGCGTTTTGAGCATGAACGCAGTAAGGAATAGCTGCGGCTATTCTGTATTTTCCTGAGTTCTGCATGTTCTTAGCTACCAGTGTGGCTTCTTCCTGGCAAGCATCTAAGGTATCGTGATAGTCCCCTGGTTTAGCTATCAATGTGCAAGACGAAACATGAACCGTCATGCAGAATAAAATTACAGGGATAAACATTTCACTCTCCTAATCAGTTAAACACTCACCTTGACAGCAGTCATCAATTACACATTTGCAATCCGCACATTGTGTATGTCCATGACAGTAGTTGGGTTCTTTTATTGAGCCACATCGCTCACATTTTAATTCTACGTGTTTGGCGTTTGCTCTTAGGTGTCTAAATAAATCTTGCATTGTTCTAATCTTTTTCTTTCTTGTTGTTATGCAGGTCGAATAAAGTTGTTATCTGTTTCTTTATGTGTCCAACATCGACGTGCAACTTTATCAGCGAATAAATAATTACCGATAACCCTCCGATAACAGGCACGAGGACATTCAATATGTCCGAAAGGGTCACGCTGTCCATCATTACGCAAGCTGGAAATGAGGGCCATCTAAGAACGGCCTCCTTGATTGCGATCTTCGAAGATCAATGTAAGAGTGCATGGCTTGTTCCATGGTTCCTTCCCACTGACCTATGTCTGGTACTGTCCATGCCGCACCCCACATACAAGGTATGTCTTTGGCACGACTAGCCATTGCAAAAGCATCAGCTATCTCGTCGTAAACAGTAAGTTCCCAACAGACCTCACCATCTATGTAAGCAAAAACATCCAGGGCTTTCCCTTCAAGATGTAAACTCTTCATCGTCTGGGATCGTTTCTGTTCTACCAACTGCTTCTGTCTTTCAATAGTCCGAAGCC